GTTTTTTACCATCCCATCTTCTGCTTCTGTATGCTGGAGAGTATTGGTATCCAGGCACAGAAAAGGAGTATTTTTCCCTTAATGCAGCAATAATTTCAGGGTTATCCGTTTCCAGCTTACTCGTTAAGTTACCTATGATCAGTTTCATATACTATAATAGTTTATCACAAAACAACAGGTAATTTATGAGTGAAGTTAGAAGAATGACTGCTGATGTTAGTAGTCAGAGAGATCAGGCTCTTGATGATCTTTTTGGAAAGGTCAAAGACGCCTCTATGACCATTACAAATTTACCATCTCGCGGTAAGTTTTATACAGATTTTACGGGAATAAAAATCTCTCCTTTAAAGTTCTTGGATGAGCAACTCATCCTTACTGGGAAGGACATTGAGAAGGATATCGTCACAGAGCTTCTTGAGAAAACCATTGAGGGCATCAACGTTAATGAAATCCTATTGATGGATAAGAACTATCTCCTCATGAAGCTACGTGAAGTTTCCTACGGTGACGATTATGAATTTGGTACTGTCTGTAGAAATTGCAACCACGAATCAAAATCAAAGATTCAGCTTTCCAAGCAATTAAACCTTTCAGAGATACCAGACGAATACGAAGATCCTAGAACCGTAGTTCTTCCAAAACTTGAAGTTAAAGCCGTCGTCAGGCTACCGAGAAACAGAGAAGAACCTTATCTTCTAGATACTGAGACAATCTACAAAAATCTTTATAGATTTGTAGTTTCCCTTAACGACAACTCAGATCCCGTATTTATTTCAAAAGCCATTGAGAGGATGGAGATTGCTGATGTAAAAACATTATTTAGAGAGATTACCGTTTCAGATTACGGAATTGATCCTCGATTTGTATTTAAATGCGGGAAATGTGGGCATAAAGAAACGCTTGCAGTACCGATAGATTCCGGTTTTTTTTCAGTGAGCTAACGGAAACTTTAACCTCTGAGGACCTACTTCAACAAGCCTACATATTAGTAAGCAAGATTGGTTTTTCTTACTCTGATGTAAAGACAATGACCAAGAAAGAGAGGATGTCTTTCTTGAAGTTCTATTCAGACGAGATGACAAGGATGCAGGATCGCTATGAAAATTAACGGAAATCAAGTCGTTACTAGGCATGAGAGACCTACTGTTTTAGGACCCACCGCTCTTTTATTATACTTTATAAACGATGGTCAATACACTGATCCCTTTGCGATTAGTGGGGTGTCCATTTTCAAGGCATCAAACAATCAGTTCCCAAGCTCTGTTATAACTTCTGATGGCGAAATTGATCTTGCCGCTAGTAGCAAAGTTTTGATGCATTTTTCCACTAGTAATGCCCTTACTAGTGACCAGCAGGCTTTTGATCCTAGTAATTATAGACCGGCCACTCATCCCTCGGAGGTTTCTGGCATCTATAAGCTTGACGTTGGTAAATATGCGTGTGTTCTAAATCAGCCCTCGTTAACCCCTAGTGGAGATTTTACTCTCTCAGGAAACATAGACATTGCCAATAGAGTATCCTCTACCGGAGACTATCTAGATGTTTGGACTGTTAAACGAGTTGCTGGCTCAGACCTTGATACAATTATCAATGAATTCACTCTCACTGAAGACAGGTTCTTTGGTGTTACCGAGCCTCTCTTATTCCGTGTGGCAACGAGGCTTGAAAATAATCACATAGTTCTAGGTTCCAAAGTTGACCTTAAATTTACCAACGAGTTCACATTAGAAAACGCAAATATTGATAGAAGTATAGTGAACCTATTTAAACAATCGTTGATAACGGATCCGATGATTGAGATCATCAAGAAAAATCAAGATAGGAATCTTCCGGCAAGAGTTGAAGTTTCTGGGTTCACCGCCACCTCAGGCTCCATGGACACTACGTCTGAAAACACCGTTGTTTTCACCTTCGACACAGAGGCTCTAAAAACTCATCCGAAACTTCTCGACGGCACACTAGGATCTCTGACAGGCACCTACGTTGCTAGACTTAAGTTCAACGCATTGAATCAGACTATCGTATCAAACGACATGGCCTTTATCATACGTTAACCAATCCAAGGTTAGCGGTGTCATGCGAACAGTGTTGGAGGCAATTTCTAGAAGTTCGTCTGGTCCCTCATTGATAAGAATCTCATTCCAGTCTTTTGAGCCAACAGGAGGAATCACCGTAAGGATATCCTCCCTTCTAACCCAGTGTGCTAGATTGAGGAACTTACGACGGCCCTCCATACCCGCCTCATCACTGTCAAACGCACATACGATTGGACCCTGATACTGGCTTAACTGTAGCATTTGTTCCCGGCTCGTAAAACAACTTAGAGTCGTTGTTGCGTTTAACCCCACTGCCTGGAGGCTTAGGCAATCAAAGACTCCCTCAGTAACGTACAGAGGTTCATAAGAAGAGTAATCAAACGGGTATAAAACTTGTGAGCTTTTCAAGTCCTTACAGTTGAGATACTTTGGCATCTCACCATTTAGGGCACGACCTTGAAAGTAGAATAGCTTGTTACGGGTATTGATAAACGGGATGATCAG